TGCGCAGCACCAAAATTTATAACTGCTTGGGTTCCTATACCTGACGCATTGTAGGCCACGCCAGCGGTTAAAACTAAATTCGGTTTGAATCCAATACCAGTAAAATCATTAACGCCCGTAGTCGTTAGCTGCAATCTGGAAACATCATAATCAGTGCAGCCCTTAATCAATATAACGGTAAGATAATAAGCAAGACCACCGTCAACTGTAGTGAAATCAATGGTTATTCCATTAGTGGCCCATGAGTCAAAATTCCCGGCAACAACCGTTCCCACACCATCAATATCAACTAATAAAGATGCCCTGGCTGAATCGGCACGATAAGTGTCAGTAGTTCCTTGATTATCCTCTGCACTAGCCGACATACCCTGAGTCGTTGTGCCGTCAGTAAACGAAATACCGATGATGGAATCATCAGCAGGGTTGTTTGTGGTATTCGCCATTGACGTGATAATAATGGCCGCTTGAGGCGTGCCAAACCCGCTCGACTCAAAGGATTTTGTCGTTGTGGTTGTTGGCGTTGTGCCGTTTACGACTGCAATTTCAATGGACATTAGACTTTAAATATATAGACGTTTTCAGTTGTACCATTAACCCCAATATACGCCTGCTTTGATGGGATATACTGGAATCTACCGTAGGTGCCGTTAGGCTGTTTGGTAGTTGGTGTTACGGTATTCGATGGGTTTATCGTCACTTGTGTGCAGACCCAGGTATCAGGGTCGATTTCGTATAAATTTACACCACCATTCCATAAAACGAATTTTTCCCTGACCGGATTAAATATAAATCCGGGAGCTTGCGCGTATTCAGGGAACGCATCGCCTGTGGCCGTTCTTTTTGTCCGTATACCACTGGTTAAATCACAAGATACTAAACCGTGACTCGAACCCGTTGAGACCATCATCTGCCTAACAGGATCAATAGCTGCTGTGGTGTAGTTTTCTACATATAACGTAGGACCACCGATATCAGTCCAGGTATTATCTAATGAGTTATATCGTTGCAGTTTGGCATTGTTGTTATTCCCCACCCACACGTAAGCATTACCCGTCGATGGATCATAGGCTGTGATTGTGCCAGCATCACCGGGATTGAACGGTAGCAGCGTTTTTGTGCCGTCCCAAGTTAATGTTGATAAATCCAACCCAGGACTGACCGGATAGCTTAATCCTGTCGGATTTATGCCCTGAACACCAAATGACATTAAAGTGTCAATGCTTTCTAAATAACACAGGGAATTGTAAGAATGGAAAGAGGCTGGGGTATCGTCTGATTGAAGACCTGAATAAGTGCCAGCGCCACCGGCAAAACTTGGTTCCGTTATTCGTGACCACGAAAGGGAATCAATATCGAACGCATAAACCTCATTGCCTGCATAATCCCCATGACCTCCACCCATGACTAGCAATCTATTTCTGGTGGTATCGTAAGCACCGCCTGACCAAGTGGTCATAATAGATGCTGGATCGCCAGCCGGAACGGGATCAGGATAGACCGCAGATAAGTTACTTCCAGTAACCTCTAACCAAGTGCCCGGTGCCATAGCATCTATGGCATTAATCGTGCCTCCCGATAATTCTACAATCCGCGCCTTGACAACCGATTTTGTGTGATAATTAAACATATGCCTCTCTGCGAGCATAAACAGAGAATGAATATAATGCAGAAACTCACTTTTATTCGGCGCTGCATCTAATTTTCCCTTCAACCAATCCAACTCAGATTCTTCATCAGCCGTGATTGAGAATGTAGTAATGAAATCCTGTCTGGATATTTTTGTATCAGTCCATTCAACAAATGCCGCCCAGAATTGATGGACGGGAAGTCTTGGCCTTTCAAGACCGGATAAACGATCTAATATGCTCATCATTCCCCTATTGGACGGTAAACGTCAAACTCTGCGGATTCCATGACTGATACGTGTGGCTAATAAACGCCTCGCCGATTTTTGCACCGTTTTTTGTTACCCATACGCGGCAATGAATAATATCGTTATGATTTACCTCTCTACCGAATATCTCAGTCGTTCCGCTAACGCTTGTTTCAGTGCCAGGGACTGTTCCAACTCGCGCCTCGGCTCCATCGTTAACCCTGCAATTTGTTTTCATGCTCACATCAGGGTCTGGAAATGGATTCCACCCGATAGTGAAGGAAAACGTATCCGCTACAGCCGGTAACGCCGTAAATAATGCTAAAATCAAAATTAATCTATTCATATCAGCTAAGCCTCTTTGTAATACGCTGCTCATAAAGCGTTTTTACCTGCTCTATTTTCTCATGATTGCGGCTTAACTGTTCCATGCTACACCCCATCATCGTAAGTGCTTTAATTAAGCTCGAAGCAAACAGGATTAGGTGAGATATGTAACTCTGTACCCGCTGGGACAGTGATCTCTGCCGTTGATAGCTGCGACCAGCACACCAGAATAGAGGCAGTCTGAGTCATGATTACCGCAAACTTAACATTGGTCATCGCGGAGCCTGCTGGAGCCGTCCACACAACCGTGTTAAATGTCCACGAATAGGTGGAAGTTGTGGTTTTAACTGACCAGTTCACCGTCAATGGCCGAATAGTGTAGCCGTTATCTGTGGCGGTTAGCTCGTTAGTTAATTGACCACCTGAAACAAGTGAGGCTGTGGCTGCATTACTAGCAGATGAGTACAGCCGCATAGTGAATGAGGTGTTCGAGCCGGATAGATCAATAGAGCCACTACCCAAGGCACTCTTAAAATTGTTATAAAATTCCCAGGCAGTAGTTGCCATATTATTCCCCTTTGCCGCCTTCGCGGATCATTGTTGCAATTAAACCAGGACCGTGAACCTTTAAGTTCCAGTCTTGCCCGAATGCTTTTACCATCGTCATGAAATCCATTGATTGCTGGACCATCCATGCCGACACTGTGAAGATGTGATCGTTTAGTTTGATTTGTACGCTTTCCTGATTATCCGCGTTTGGCTGGTCATAAGCATGATGTTTTCCGTCCAGAAAACAGGAATCAAGCCCGAATATCTCAAAGTTTGAATAGCCCATGATTTGCAATAAGCGAATAGCTCTCAAGGCTATCGTGGACCCGCCCTGAATAGGGACCCATTGATCTGTGTACTCATGGATGATCTCGAACTCCTCTGTTGAATTCATCGCGTGCCAGATTAACACCCGTTGACCTTCCAGCTTATCGAATACCGCAGGGTCACACTGGGAGGCAACAAAATAGGTACACCCCTCAACATCGTGAATGAAGTTCTCATTATTTGGCTTGGCGTCAAGGAGTACCTGTGCAGAGGGCTTAATGCCGTGATCCAGCAAGGTCTTGACCGTGTTTGCTAGGGCGACAACTTTTCCGCCATTGGCCTGAACTTCCTTTAGTTCGTCCAGCGTATCAACAAGACTAGGGCCACCAGCCACTAGAGCGACAACTGTATCCTGCTCCTTATGCGGCCATACCTGCGGCAAATCCCGCTTGAGGTTCGTTACAATGTTTTCCTTGATTTTCTCCGATGGAGTATTTAGGGATGCAAATATCTTTAACCCTAACTCTTCGTACTCTATTTCCTGCCATTCATTATCCGATTGAGGTAGCTCGACCTGCTGCATCGCGTTTCACCTTTTTGTTTCCGATTGAAATAATACGTCCTTCGCTGTCCCTTACGATTTCCTTAGACGTGTTGAGTTCTGATGATAGCCTGTCAATCTCGTCCATCAGATCACTAATTAGTGCGTTTGTCGCGCCCATAGCCTCTTTCGGTGCGTCTTTCATTTGCGCTTCCAGCAGATCGGTCTGTGAGGAAAGATCCGCCTTGTATTGCTCTATAGCTAGCTTGGCAGAGGCTTCATTGCGATCAATAATCTGCTGCTGCTGTTTTAATTGCGCCTCTAGCTCTGCTGAGCGAGCAGACATTTGGGCCTTTATCTCATTGTTCTGCGTGTCTGACATTAGCTTAGCTTCAGCCAGCTCATTTTTTATCCGGTCAACCTCGGCCTTGGCCATGTTGGTTTGTGCGGTAACTTGTAACTGTTGAGACTTTATTTGTGCTTCTAGTTCGGCCTTTTGAGCGTCTAGTTGAATCCGCTGCATTTCTACCTGCCGCTTGTCAGCCTCTATCTGCTGATTGGATTGAATCAGCATCATATTAGGATCAGGCTGGGGCGGGGCCGGGGGTATTGTTTGCGGATCAGTGAAGGCCATTTGAGGCGAAGGATGAGACATTAACTCGGCAAACCGTTTACCCGTATCATAGAGGTTTTGAGGTGTAGCAAACCCCATCTGTAGGGCTTCCACTTGCTTTTGCCATAACGCGTCAAGATTAGCCAGATTCTCTCTGGACCCCTTAACCCCAAGACCTACTTTGACTGTAAAATTTGTTCTTTCGCGCCATTCTGTAGGATTGACCGGAACCCAATCATTTCTTAGCTTGACGATTTCCTCTTTATGTCCATGCTTTCTAGCCAGCTCATGGAGGTCCCTAAATAAGCCCTTTACGCCGGTTTCAGCAAAGATACGAGCAATCATCTCCACCTTGGCCTTGGCTTCCTGCATCATGCCCATAACAACGCCAGTGTTAGCTTGCGCTAATACGTTAGGATCAAGCTGGGCCTGGAAGTCGCCAACACGTTCATTCTTGAGCTGGTCAGTCATTTCAAAGAGAGTAAAGGCTTGAGCCGGAAGGCCGCTAGACTGTCTTTCTAACACTGCATCATGAGGACTTCCATCAACCGCACGCAACCCAAACGGCTTAGAGGTTAGAAGGTCATCAACATTAACCTTATTCTCATCATAATAGGTGGTCCCGTTAATTAGTTGATTAACGTTATCCATGTAAGACCGGAACAGCCCGGTCCTGATTTCTTGTAAATCCTTCAGGATATCGGCAATCGATAGTCCAAAGAACTTATGAGTCAGAATAATAGGCGTAATTGCGTTAAATGGAACCTGGTCAACTTCCTCATACTCAATGAAGTCGCCGCTCCTAAACACCTTTAATAGTTCGGCAACTCCGTCACCGTTCTGATCTACGCGAATATATCCCTCAACAACAAAGACCTTACGCATTTGCTGGTTGATTGTGTCGGTGTAGGTGTCCTCATCAGATAAATGATATCGAGACTGGTTTTCCTCGGTATCGGGAATGTCCTCTACAGCCATCTGCTCTATATCAGACTCGGAGTAACCCATCTCCCGTAGTTCAGAGATCGTGTAAGTAGTTTTATGGGCGGTAAATCTCGCCTTCTTGGGGTCTACAGAGCATGCATCATTGGAGATTAGAAACTCTTCTGGAGGCATAACCTCAATAAGAATGTCCTTCTTTTCTTCGGTACGGATAAACGTGGCATTGTGTAGTGTGATGGGTTCGCCAGTGTCTAAGACGTCCTGCTCTTTCTCGTACTCAATGAGTTCTAAGTCGTCCTGGGTATTGAGGTACTGGAACTCTACATCTGTCAGATCCTTGTAGGATTCTCTGGTTTGCTTCTCGCCTTCCTCAACATAGTGCTTTGTAATGCCGTTCTTCTGTAGCAGCGCATCTTTAAACCATGAGTATAGGATAAGAAATCCATTATTCTTTTTATAAAATACGTGGTTTAGGTAGTCTGTTTCCTGTTCGGCTTGCTTCTCATCTTCAGGCCCTACGGGCTCAATATCCACTGCTGAGTCTGCATCGGTGAAGATTCGGATTAATGAGGGCAAGATCCACTCGATAACGTCCATGACATCACGAGTCTGAACCTGGGATCGGCCTTCCATCTCCGTTCCCATAGGCTCGGCAAGATAGCGCTCCATCGCTGTTGATCGCTCATCTGATAGCTCGCCAGCCCACTCTCCCATAGCCGAACTGTATTCAGCGTCGAAGATTGCTTTTAGCTCTACATCTGAGAGCGATTTTTTATCAGCCATTTATTTTCTCATTCATTATCACCAATTTCACTGCGAGATCATTCCCTACCTAACATCTTGATAATATCTTCATCAAAGACCACAAAGTTACTTGTCCCTTTCCCGCCTTCTCTGGACATTTGATCTAGGTAGCGGATGCCTTTTAGGACATTTCCCTGTTTAATTTCTCAAGATCACGCATATTCTTCTCTTCGAGAAGTTCCCCTATAAGGGGCTGTCTTAATTTTGAGCCAATACTAGCCATTTATAATATCCAAGTATTTATGGGGTTTTGTGGCACGTTTGCCTATTATTTTTGTTCTAGGCGTTTCAGGTCGAAGGTAAATTATATCGTCCTCTGTAATAGGTGCGCCCTGCTCTATCTCTCTAGCGGCATAAGTACCGCGTCTCATTTGTGTTCTCATGTCGTATTCAGCCTCAACCGGCTTTCTATCGCCCATCATGGCATCAATTCGACTGCATTGCTTAACAAGACGCCGCATTTGTTCAGGGCTTGCAGACAGTGAGTGGTCGCCATAATCAAGATATGGTCTGTCGGTAAAGTGTTTCTCTAACGTCTTCGCACCCATTGCATAAGCCGCAAGACAGGCAGTAATGCCTTTAGTATGGTCAGAGTAGCCAATCCGGGGACATAAGGTAGCTAGTTTAGGAATAACCCCCAGATTGGCGTCCTCGTCTCTCGTCGGGTAACTGGATACACACTGCATTAAGGTTAAATTACCTCTTGTGACCAACTTAGAGGCTAGGTCGATCTCTCGATAGGTTGCCATACCGGTTGATAAGATAATCGGCTTACCGTATTCGTTGGCCTTTCTGATGAGCCGGTCATAAGTAAGATCACCTGAGGCTATCTTGATTAAATCCATCCTTGGTGCGTACTTCTCCAGGGATTCCTCATCAAAGCATGTGGTAAGAAAGCCAACTTGCTTATAGATACAATATTTAATGATTGCATCCCATTGGTTGTCAGAAAACTCCAACTCCTTAAATCGTGTGTATTGCCGATCATGCCCTTTTGCTTGAGGTAGCGCCTTAAGTGACGGGTGAACAAGGTTCTCTGCCTTGTATGTCTGGAATTTAACGTAATCCACACCGCAATCAGCGGCTAAATCAATTAATTCCAGGGCTTTCGCCAATGACCCGCCGTGATTTCCCCCAATTTCTGCGATTATCATGCGTCCTCCTGCTCTTTTAGGATTCGGGTGCGGGCCTCTTCCCTCTCCCGCAGGTTGGAGGACATAGAACCGTCGTGTTGACGGTAAAAATAGAGAGGCAGTGCTAGCCGCGACACCCGAAACTGTTTACGGAATCGTAGCCAGAAATCAAATGATTCCTGATATTCCAGTGTTTCGTTGTAGCCACCCAATACCTCCCAACAGTCCTTGCGGTACATCACACCGCAAGCGTGTTCTAGGTCATCATTGGGTAAATGTTCTAAATGATGGACTGAATATCCATCACCTTTCTCTTCATAAGACTTCCAGTAGTCACACCATACGGCATCAATACCGGGATGCCGGTCAAAGTAGCCAACCTCTACCTCGACCAGATTAGGCTCTATCCAATCGTCTGCATCGATACGGATAATGTACTCACCTGTTGCAGCTTTAATCCCTTGATTGCAAGCATGAGCCAGTGTGCCGTCACAGTAAATGTCTGCTTTGACGTCCTTTGTGCCATTAGCAACAACAATAGTCTCAAGATTTGGGTACGTCTGTTCCTTTAGACTTTTTAGCGCTATTGGTAGCAGGCTTAGATACTTTGGATGCACCACCAGTACCACGCTTACTTTCGGTTTCATTGAGATCGACCATTAATTGATGAATGACATTGTGGATATCAATAAAGCTTTGCTTTAGCTCCGCAATATCGGCCTCTAACCGCTTTAATCTTAACGCTGCTCTAGTGCTCATGTGTCCTCCTAAATAACTTTGTAGTCCGGCTGCGGGCTCGGACCTTTCCTCTTTTTGTTCATTTGTACAGCAAATGACATCATTAGACTGTCGGCCAGATTAGGCGAGGCTATCTTGTGCCTGGTCTTCATGGCCTCTTTGGTCATAATCTGTATCCTACCACTACCGTTTGGCACCAGAGGTATCCGACAAAGCTCGGACCTTAGCTTGGTTAAGTGGCTAATATCACTTGATAGAGAGATCATGTCATCAGGGTCAATATACTCCCCTTGTGATGCCCTGTAAGCGTTATAGAACCTATCTCTTAGTCCCCAGTAGTATTGGGCTCGTTTGTTCTTAAACGTCTCTATGTTTGTCCTACGGCTGTGAGGCGAGTCCTCTGCTGGCTGATAAACAGCATCAGGGTAATCTACACCCTCGCTCCCTTTGAACATCTGATGTTCTATTTTGGGGAGGGATTTGTTTATTTGTCTTTTGAGCGAGACTCCAAGTCCGTCGGCATCCCAGAGGAAGTAATCAGCCTTAACTTGGAGCGCGTAGTCTGTTGCCCAGTCGCAACCTTCGTTGACGTCGCCAGTTTCGAGGTCTTTAACCTCCTTAAAGACAACTCCATGTCGATAAGCGAGACCCTTAGCGTCTCCGCCGAGGTCTGAAGGGTCGTGAGTGACGACTTTAAGTCCACGAGGCTTGAATCCAATTTTCTCATGGAGGTTAATAGCTGCATCAAACCACTCTGGGAGGATGATGGAGTTCTCAATTTGGTCACTAAATGCGCCCTCCCATATATGGTCATATTCCGCCCTGGGCTTGTGTTTCAAGTCCCAGAGCCTCTCCTGCTCAAGATTCTCTGGAAACCAGGGATTGTCCGTATAGTTGACCTTAACAATTAAGTGTAGGTCATCCTCGTAATAACCATCCTTCTCTATCTTATCCAGATAAGGCACGATGAACCGCTGACTCATTGGGTCTTCACTGGCCTGCGGATTGAGGGAGAACCATATCTCAGCATCTTCCTCTCGCAGCGTGGGGGTTAGCTTCTCTAGTGATTCTTTAGAGATAGCATGGGCCTCTTCTACCCAGAAATACTTAAACCCATGCATCGACTTGATAGCGTCTGGGTTTCTAGCTAATCCCTTAAACTTGAATACCCCACCACTAGAATGAGCTATATCGGCTTTTTGTACAGTAAACCCTTCTAATCCTAGCCTTTCTATCTCATGACTTAGAAGAGAGTGAACAGAATCTTCAATGGAGTTCTGCATTTCACGGAAACAACCTACTTTGGCTGATTCTGTTTGCGCCTTCATCAAGAGAAGGTCTGCAAAGGTTTGCGACTTCGCGCCACCCCTACCGCCAAGAGCTATTTTGAATCGCTTTTTCTTGGTTAAGAACGGTTCAAGCTTCTGAGGTATCGTTATCTGAGGCAATGACTTTAACTGTCCAATTAGTATCTAAGGTCTTACCGCCTGATGTCACGTCCTGCTTATCGTGATAACCGTGCTTACCAAGCGCCAACTTAACAATATTAGAATTAAATGCACCTCTTAGGCCTTGATTCATTAAAACTTGATGCTGCTTAGCATTAATTTTCTCTAATATGTCAGAAAACTCTTTCTTTTCTTCCTGGCTTGACCAGTCATAAATGGTTTCACGTGAAACGCCTAACACTAAA